GGCGTGCACATTCGCATGCATTTTCGGAGGGTTGGTTTTCACATTTGCACGCTAGCGGCCACCTGACCGCTGTCAAGCTGCGATCTCATTTGCCGGAGTGTCGCGCCATGGGTCACCCAATTTGGTGCGCTCTGCGTGGCTGAGATTGATGCGCCCATATGGCTAGCCGTAACACTTTCGTCATGTAGACTTAGGCCATGCGCTGCGCCCGTTGCCACCAGTCCTTTGATCCCTCGAGGTCTGACGCTCGCTACTGCTCGGATGCGTGCCGCGTCTATGCCTCACGTGACCGTGATCGGATCCCGCTCGAGCTGCGCAGCCAAGACCGTTGGCTTCGCTACTCGGCCAAGAAAGTTCCGCTCCGCAGTGACAACACTGGCACGGCGAAGAGCACTGACCCCACCACCTGGTCATCCTTCGAGGATGCCGCTGCTTCGCTTGCTGGTGTTGGCCTTGGCTTTGCGCTCAATGGTGATGGCATCATCTGCATTGACCTTGACAACGCGATCAATGCCGCTGGCCGCATCAAGCCTTGGGCCAAAGAAATCTTGGCTCTGGTGCCTGACACGTACGTGGAAGTCTCACCATCCGGTAAGGGTCTGCACATTTGGGGCCTTGGATCAGTCACTCTCGGCAGACGCTGGGAGCACGCTGATGGTGGCGTGGAAATATACGGCACTGGCCGCTACATGACCGTGACAGGCAAGCGGGTCCGTGGTTACTCAACTGCGCTTTCCCAAATGCCCCGCATTGCTAAGTCTCTGGAGTCGCTTTGCCAGCAGGTCGTCCACCCAAGCCCATCGAGCAGCACAGGCGCACAGGCACATTTCAGCCAGTACGCCATGGTGCTCGCGCTGGGCTAGCCGTTGTCGCGCCAGTTGACTCTCTGCCTTACGAGCTAGAAGCCGCTGATGTCTTTCGCCACATCATGGAGGCGGGTGCTCCTTGGTTTGCTGCTACTGACTCCATCCGCTTGTCCATGCTTCGAGAGTCGCTCGAGGAACGCGCTCGGCTGATGGATCACGCTGAGGCTTCAAGTGAGTCAAGGCGTCAGCTGCGGGAACTGAACAAAGAAATCAGCGAATGGCTTTCCATGCTGGGCTTTGATCCTGCTGCCCGTTCACGTTTGGGGCTGGCAGAAGTGAAGGCCCAGTCCGTGCTGGAGAAAATGCAAGCCAAGCGGGATGCGCAATAGGCCTGATATTTCTGCAAGTCCAACAATTAAACAGAGGTGACCATGCGTGCCTGCGCACGATGTGGCCAAGAGTTCAATCCTAGACCTACTGGTGTCAGGACTGGACGGCCAAGAACAAAATGCGACAGATGTCGGACACCCAATAAATTGGGCATCACTGCGGCTGATTGCCGACGTTGCGGTCAGAAGTTCAACCCTCTACCAACTGGTAGCAAAGTTGGACGGCGCAAAACTCAATGCAACTCTTGCCGATCCGGCAAGAATGGCCATAACATTAACTATGCGCCAGCTCAAAAGCATATCTATCTCTGCTATCAATGCGGATTAGATTTTGTGGCAAATAAGGCTGGCCAAAGATTTTGTTCTCACAAGTGCATGAGAAAAGCACATCAGAATAAAAAGACGGTCTTACGTCGACTAGCAAGAACTTGCAAGACATGCAATCAACCTCTTGAATATGGCGTCCGCAAATTGGTTTGCCTTGCTTGCATGAAAGCCAAAGAGCGTGATCGATCAGCGAGGAAGAGCCACTCTCGCCGTGCTACTGGAAAACTGCCAAGCAAGTCACAAGTTGTGCAGCGTTGGGGAAACCGCTGTCACCTGTGTGAAAAAAAAATCGATCTTGGCCTATCTGGCAAGAATCCTCTTGGCTTTACCTTTGACCACGTGATACCAGTTTCCATGGGCGGCACTAATGATGCCGAGAACATCAGGCCAGCGCACTGGATTTGCAACATAAGGCGAGGGAATCGAGGACCAGTGCAACTGGATCTCGGTATGTGCGGCTAGTAATGGCACCAAAAATCCAAGGATGGCCCCCGGCCATCATCACCCCAGTTCCGCCTAACGATGTCAAACGCTCAGAAGGCGATGATGTCGCTTCCTTCATTGAGGTCCTTTGCCCACAGGTGAAGGATTCAGTGGGGGGACGGGCGGGTGAGCCGCTCGCTTTGCGCCCTTGGCAGAAGCAGCTGCTGCGCAATCTCTTTGCCCGCCGCGATGACGGAAGGCTCAGACACAAGACTGCGCTGATTGGTCTGCCGCGTAAGTCTGGAAAGTCAGCGCTCGGATCCGGCATTGCTCTCCATGGCCTGCTGCTTGGACCTCGAGGCGCTGAGGTCTATTCCTGCGCTGCTGATCGTGACCAGGCACGGATTGTCTTTGGCTCAGCCAAGGCCATGGTGGAGAACTCTCCAGAGTTGTCTGCCGTAGTGAAGCCTTACCGTGACGCGCTTGAGGTTCCTTCTCGAGGATCGGTTTACCGTTGCCTTTCTTCTGAGGCCTTCACGAAAGAAGGCTTGTCTCCCACGCTTGTCCTATATGACGAGCTGCACGCCGCTCCCAATCGTGAACTTTGGGACGTCATGACGCTGGCCCAAGCGGCCCGCTATGACGCTCTGACGCTAGCAATCACCACTGCTGGCGTGCGCACTGATCAGACTGGCCAAGACTCCGTTGCCTACTCTCTCTACCAGTACGCCCAGCAGGTAGCAGCCAAAGAGATCGTGGATCCTTCCTTCTTTGCTGCCTGGTGGCAAGCGCCCATTGAGGCTGACCACCGCTCACCCAAGGTGTGGAAGATTGCCAATCCGGGCTTTGGTGATCTGCAAGATCCTGAAGACTTTGAATCTTCTGTCAAGCGCACGCCGGAGAACGAGTTCCGCACCAAGCGCTTGAATACTTTTGTGTCATCTCAGCAGGCATGGCTGCCAAACGGCTCATGGTCTGCCTTGGATTCCTGCGCCCCACCATCCGCAGGGGATGATCTCCCCGTCATCCTTGGGGTGGATGGCTCTTTCTCCGGTGACTGCACCGCCATCGTTGGTGTGACCGTCGAGGATCAGCCTAGGGTTTGGCTTCTTCGCCTTTGGGAGAAGCAGGTGACTGACCGTGAGGACTGGCGCGTGGACATCTCAGAAGTAGAAGCTGAAGTCCTTCAAGCGTGCGGAGATTTCAACGTCCTTGAAGTTGCCTTTGACCCGTTCCGCTGGCAGAGATCCATGGACGCTTTGGCAGCCGCTGGCGCTCCCATCGTGGAATACCCATCGACTTCACCAGCCCGCATGGTCCCGGCATGTGCAAAGTTTTATGACGCCGTAGTTTCCAAGAATCTTCGCACTGACGGCAACCCTACACTCGAGCGCCACTTGGATAACTGCGCCACCAAGGTGGATCGTCTCGGCCCGCGCATTGTGAAAGAGCATCGAGGATCTCCGAGAAAAATTGACTCCGCCGTTGCTGCCGTCATCGCTTTTGACCGCGCCACTCACGCGAGAGAGCAACCCAAAGAACTTCCCGTCCCGTCATTCTTCAGTGTTTAGGAGGCCACATGCGCCGCTGGATCGCGTTAGGCATGGAGGTCACTGGTGGCCTCGCTCTAGCGCTCGGCGCTGCCCTCATCTATCCGCCCGCTGGCATCCTGCTTGCTGGTGTGCTTGCAATTCTTTTTGGTCTAGCCATGGAGCGTGAGTGATGCTAGGACGCCTCCGTAGCTCTGAGAGCCGTAACCTTTCTTACCAATCCATTTGGGGAGCAGGCTATGACTTCCCTGGTGCTGGCACGATGTCTGGCGCTAGCGTCAGTCAGGATCAGGCTCTCAAGCTGACTGCCGTCTACGCTTGCGTGCGCATCTACGTGGACACTATCTCCAGCCTCCCAGCAGATACGTTCCAACGCATTGATGGCCAGCGTGTGCCGTTCCGGCCCAAGCCAATCTGGGTGGACACTCCAGACGCGGGCACTTCACGTCAAGATCACGTGGTTCAGGTACTGGTCTCTTTGCTGCTGGATGGCAACGCCTTCATCCTCGTGCTGCGCAATGGCGCTGGTGATGTCGTGGCTTTGAGCGTGCTGGATCCCAAGAAGGTGGAGATCCGCCGGAACGCATCGCGCCAGATCGAATACCACTTTGACAACCGGACCACGTTCACATCCAATGAGATCGTCCACATCACGGAAATGCGCAAGCCCGGAGAGATCCGAGGCATCTCCCGCATTGACTCCCTCAAAGAGTCCTTGGGTCTGGCCAAAGCATTGGAAGAGTTCTCGGCTCTCTTCTTTGGCAATGGCTCCATCACGGACATTGTGATTGAGTCCCCATCAAACCTTTCTCAAGAGCAAGCCAAGTCTTTGGTCGATGGATGGGAAGAGCATCACCGAGGCCTGCGCAAATCGCACCGCCCTGGTGTTCTTGGTGGTGGCGCAAAGATTAACAAGATTGGCGTGGACCCTGAGCAGTCTCAGCTTCTCGCCTCCCGAGCCTTTGCCGTAGAAGACATCTGCCGAGCGTTCCGAGTTCCCCCGCATATGGTCGGAGTGACCACACCAGGCGCAATGTCCTACGCCTCTGTGGAACAAAACGCCATCCAGTGGGTGCGCTTCTCCGTGACTCCTATTGTGTCCCGCCTCGAGGCCGCCTACTCCTCTTTGCTGCCCTCCACAGCCTTCATGAAGTTCAATCTTGACTCTCTCCTACGTGGCGACACCACGACCCGCTTTAGCGCTTACAGCCAAGCACTGACCGCTGGATTCTTTTCTGTCAACGATGTGCGCAAGCTTGAGGATCTTCCGCAGGTGGATGGCGGCGATCAGGTCCGTGTGCCGCTGGCAAACGTCAACATCTCTGCCGCTGACCTGACTGAAATGGACAAGAAGGTTTCCATGGCTCAGCGCCTGATCTTCTCCGGCTTTGATCCTGCATCAGTCTTGGCCCAGCTGGGACTTCCTGCGATGAACCATTCAGGCCTCCCCAGTGCGCAGCTGCAACCCATTGCCGTCATTAATCCTGAAGATCCGTCGCAGGCATACCAGGTCTAGCCATGGGAATGACGACTGAGCGCGCTCTTCCTGACAACTTCCGGCCCGCACTTTCCCCAGACGTACCTGAAGGCCGAGCCTGCGGAAACTGCTACTTCTACGATGAATCCAATGTCCAAGGCGACAAGGCTTGGTGTGAGCGCTGGGATGATTACGTCAACGGGGCTTACTACTGCAACGCATGGCAGCCCGATGACAGCGAAGACCAGCCCACCGCGTACTCCTCCGAGTCTCGCGCCATCAGCGTCCCGCAATGGCTTCAAGACAATGCGAGCCGAGGCCTTGACTGGTTGGCTCAAGGCTATGCCGGAGACGGTCTGACGGACAAGACCATCAATGAAGCCCGCCAGATGTCCCGAGGAATTGTTACCCAAGACAAGGCCGACCGTATGGGGCCATGGTTTGAGCGTCACCTTTCAGACCTCGAGGGCACAGACCGGAACACAGACCCGCCCACGGCTGGCATGGTCGCCCACGCCCTCTGGGGTGGCTGGCCCATCAATGAGTCCTACCGGGCTAGGGACTGGGCCATCGATCAGCAAGTGACTCCTGAAGAATCGAGCAGACATATGCGCACAAAGGTGGAGACCCGCCAGATCACCGTGGACAATATTGAGGTTCGCGAAACTGGAGATGGTATGAGCTTCTCCGGCTACGCCGCCGTATTCGATTCCCCATCTGAGCCGCTGCCCTTCATCGAGACAATCCGCCAAGGCGCCTTCAGCAAATCGCTGCGCGCCAAGAACAACGTGATGATGCTCTGGTCCCACGACACTTCCCAGCCACTCGCATCCACGCGCTCGAAGACCATGACGCTCATGGAAGATTCCCGAGGCCTGATGGTTGATGCAGCACTTCCTCAGACTTCGCTAGGCCGTGACGTGGCCGAGCTGCTGCGCTCCAAGGTGGTGGACTCAATGAGCTTTGGCTTCTCCGTTCCTCCTGGTGGAGATCGCTGGAGTGATGACGGCATGACTCGGGAACTCACTGCCATCCGACTTCATGAAGTCTCCGTGGTCAGTTTCCCGGCCTACGCCAAGACCTCAGCCACCGTGCGCTCCATTGACATTCTCTCCGACAAGACTGGCGCAGATGCTGAGTCTCTTTCCGCAGCGCTCGATGCACTCGAAGCCGGCAACGCTCTGACCCGCGATCAGGCCACGATGCTCACCACAGTGGTGGAGAAGCTGGCGCCCGAGGCTGAGACCGTGCCCGAGCTGATTGAGGACAACACCATCAGCGTGACGCTTGCCCGCTTGCGTGACGAACTGGACTTGAACTTCAAGACCCTCTGATTTCTGAGTGAGACCGGAGCCGGTCCACCAGATGCTTGACCCCGTGCGGAGCCGCTCGGGCTACCCCTCCTGCGCATCCAAAAAACACACACAATGAATGGATGTGATTACCTTGTCTGACTTCCTCACGA